CCGGGCTATGGTGGCAATGCTCAAATTGCTCTAAGGGATGCAGACCGTGTTTGCTACAGTCACGAATATATAGGCAAAAAAGAGTAAACAGTTGTCAACTTAGTGTAACTCCTAAGCGTTAATATAGTATGCTAGGAGGCATCGTGTTAACAACTACAAAACCCCACTACAAAGATCCTAAAGTAGGATACTCTACGCAAGATTCATATTTGCGAATGAAATGCCCTGACTGTGATAAACGGCGTAGCGGACCTTGTAGTCATCCCAGCATACTTAACCTTAAAGGAAATTCAAAATGAAATCATTACTCGCAATCGTAGCAAGTGTATTTGCATTGACAGCTTTTGCACAGACAGCTCCTGCCAAGAAAGAAGAAGCCAAGCCTGCTGTAACAGCACCTGCAAAGGATGTTAAAGCGCCTGCAAAAAGCGAAGCCAAGACAGCACCTGCCAAGGACGCAAAAGCCGCTAAGTAATCTTCGACTCGAAGACGACGAACCTGACTACTACAATGAAGTTCCAGAATTTCAAGTTGGGTATCGTCGTCCAGAGTTGGTCAATCAGTCAGCAGAAGTACAGGATGATTTATCAGACGAAATAAAACTTAGACTTGTTTTGGCCCGTAAACGGGCTTTAGAACGGTATCATGAGAAATGGGGTTAACAGCCCTTTTTCTTTGGTTACGTTATTAAAAAAATCTATAAGCATTATTAAAAAATATTCTGAAAAAATCTATTAAAATCGTAGATTAATAGGATAAATTAATGTACAATCAATATATCAGTATTAACACTGAGTCACCAATTTTAACTTAAGGAGATGTGCATGAAAACAGTAGGACATAAATTAGAGAAGTTTGTAGTAACCGGCGTCAAGCCAGGGCAACCAGAAGATGCGTTCTTTGATATCACAGAAGAATCATTTGCTGGCAAGTGGAAAGTAATTGTTTACTATCCAAAAGATTTTACATTTGTATGCCCAACAGAAATTGTAGCCTATGACAAATTGACACGTGACTTTGCTGACCGTGACGCAGTCCTGCTCACAGGTAGCACAGACAATGAGTTCTGTAAAGTTAGCTGGCAAACAGCCCACAGTGATTTAAAGAAGATCACACACAACCAATTCGCTGACACACAGCGTGGTGAGTTGAGCTTGATTGAACAACTTGGTGTATTCTATGCACCAGCTGGTGCCGCACTTCGTGCCACATTCATTGTTGACCCAGACAATGTTATTCAGCATGTTACTGTCAACAACTTGAATGTTGGTCGTAGCCCAGAAGAAACATTGCGTGTATTGGACGCACTTCAAACAGGTGAGCTCTGTGCATGTAACCGCACAGTAGGTGGGGAGACACTGTAATGTCATGGGTAGATACGATCAAAGAGGCCTTGCCTGATTATGCCAAAGACACACGACTTAATCTTGATGGTGTTATTAATCGTAGCACCCTTGATGTTGTTGAAGCTAACGGATGTGCTCTTGCAGCCGCAATGGCAACAGGTAATGGAAAGCTCGTTACATTTATACAGTCAAGCATGGAAGATGCCACTGAACGTGACGCCGCAATGACAGCGTCAGCAATTATGGCACAAAACAATGTATGGTATCCCTATGTTGAAATGGCCGGCGATGATGCCCTAAGTGGCTTGCCTGCTCAGTTACGCATGAATGCCATTGCGTCACACGGTGGCACAACCAAGGAACGCTTTGAAAGTTATAGTTTGGCCGCAAGCATTGTGGGCAAGTGTCACTTCTGTGTGCGAGCACATTACGATGGATTAAAGAAGATGGGCTACTCAGTAGAACAGCTTCGTGACATTGGTCGTATTGCCGCAGTGATCAATTCGGTGGCCAAGGTGCTGAATTCGTAACGCAACTGTAATATTTAGAAAGTAAATAACTCAACCGGACACAAAGATAGAGTGTCTCTGGAGCTCGTAACCAGAACTAAAGGACTTAGGTCCTTTTTTCTTTGTCACAATTCTTTGGTTGACTTTTGATATATACTATGTTACAGTAGTATTACAAAAAGGAGTCATTATGAAAATTAAAAAATTAATTTTGAAATTAAACCGCGCCGAGATTGAACATAACATGGACAAGGCTAAAAAGTTTTGGTTCAAGCTGTTGAAGAAAAGTCTCAAGCACAAGCACACCGAGGCAGTCAAGTAATAAAACTGTAACACTTTTTTCTCTGGCATTGCAGTAAATAAGCGTATGCCAGAGAAAACTTACCGTAGTATCTTTATTTCAGATGTACATCTCGGCACTAGAGACTGCAAGGCCGAAGCCCTCAACAACTTTCTCAAGCATAACACCTGCGAAACACTCTACCTTGTGGGCGACATAATTGACGCCTGGAAGATACAACAAAACAAATGGCGTTGGAAGCAAAGCCATACCAATGTTGTGCGTAGAATACTAGGACATGCCAAGCGCGGTACCAGAGTAATTTACGTAGCCGGTAATCACGACGAATTTCTTCGGCCACTTATTCCTTACGGTATGGGCTTTGGTGCAGTAGAAATCGTAAATCAAACAGAACACATTGGCGTAAATGGCAAACATTACTTGGTTACACATGGTGATTTATTTGACGGTATTACTAGGCTTGCTCCTTGGTTGGCATTTCTGGGCGACAAGTTATATGATCTAGTGTTAGATTGGAACAGTAGATTTAATTGGGTGCGTCACAAGCTAGGATTTGGTTATTGGTCATTGAGCAAGTATCTAAAACACAAAGTTAAGAAAGCCAGTGACTTTATGTTTCAATTTGAAAAGAATCTAGCAGCCTACTGTAAGAAACGAGGATTTGATGGAGTTATTTGCGGACACATACATCACGCAGAGATTAAACAGATAGATGGTGTCGCCTACATGAATGACGGTGACTGGGTAGAAAGTTGCACAGCACTGGTAGAACATCATAATGGTCAATGGGAAATAATTACATGGACACGAGAGCATGACAAAGACAATACTTATAGTAACTGACAACTTACCGGAGCAGATCAATGGCGTGGTTACGACCTACAAAAATATTGAGGCTTGTGCGCTTCTGGACAACTATCGTGTTGTATATCTTGATCCCGGGCGGTTCCGCTATGTTGATTGCCCTGGCTACAACGAAGTCAAGATTACCCTTGCCAGGAAACGCACGGTGGGCAAGATACTTGAGGAGATCTGTCCGGATCATATCCATATCGCCACAGAAGGTCCTCTCGGTCTGTGTGCTAGACAATATCTTGACCAACACGGTTATAGGTACAATACTGCTTATCATACTAAGTTTCCAGAAGGAATTAGAAAACTGTTTGGTATCCCTGAAGCCCTTACTTGGCCTTTGATACGTTGGTTCCACAAACATTCAGGTAAAGTTTTAACCACTACAGATACAATGGTTCGTGAACTACAGGATCATGGGTTTGATGGTGAAATTGTTAGTTGGACACGCGGGGTCGATCGAGACATATTCCATCCAGGACACAAAGTAAAAACAGCAAGCCGATATATATTATGCGTGAGTCGTGTTAGCAAAGAAAAGAATTTAGAAAAGTTTTTTGAACTAGACTATCCAGGCTATTTAAAAATTATGGTGGGCGACGGCCCTATGCTAGAAACCTACCGAAAACAATATCCTGATGTACATTTTACCGGATACAAAACTGGTGTTGACCTAGCACAGTATTATGCCAACGCCGAGGTATTTGTATTTCCTAGTGAGTGGGAAACGTTTGGTATTGTAATGATCGAAGCAATGGCCTGCGGAACTCCGGTTGCAGCCTACCCAGTACAAGGCCCACTAGATGTTGTAGACGAAGGAGTAACAGGTTGTTTGAACATGGACTTAAAACAAGCAGTTACAGATTGTTTATTTTTAAATAAACAACAAGTCTGGGAAGGTAGTGCTCGCTGGTCTTGGGAGCGTGCCTGGGAAATATTCCGTGACAATTTGGTAGATCGTTCTACAATTCACTTAACAAACAACTGATCTACAAATTCTAATAGCAGCTGATGATGTCTACGCTCATGCCAGTGTGGCCGCATCCAACTATATCCGTCATACCAAAACTGTTCGCTTTCGGGATGACAACCTACTAGACCAATGCGATTTTGTTGAATAGCCATTGGGTCGCCGTTGGCGTAGGTAGCTACAGTTTGAAACTTACTTGTATCACCTACTAGAGCACACCCATCATACCAAAACATTGACATGGATTGTCCTTGCCAAGTTACAGAGATATTTTTAGCATGAGGTCTGCGAGTATCTGTTCCTGGGCGTTTTAAATATTGAACAGCATCTACACCGTCTAATAGGTCAAAATAGTTTGACCCGGCCCAGTAAGCACCCATACAAATTCCCAGATATCGGCCGCCATTGTTAACAAATTGTTTGATGCGTTGTTGGTTGGGTTGTAGTATAGTTTGGAAACTGTTGCTGTCACCCATGCCACCTGGGAACGCAACCATGTCTACGTCATCAAAGAAATTGAATTCTACTTCATTTTTGCTGAATATTTTAAATCGATAGTAGTCGCTTAAGGCTTGCATTATTCCATTACTGGATTGAACCGAACACTTTGGGTCGCAAATGAATAATGCTATTGTGGGTTTCATGTCAAGTATTTATAGCCCTAAATGTTGCCTAAAAACAACACTGATTTCGGTTGACCAAAAATGCCCAATTTGCTATAATTTGGGTATGGAAGTTAAAAAGCAATCTAGAAAACGACGTCAAGACAGCAATCATGCTGTCTACACCATTACCAACACGATCACTGGTGATTACTACATTGGTATTACCGTGTGTTCTGGTAGCATAAATCGCGCCCTAAAAGTGCGTTTTCAGAAGCACGTTCGCCGTGCCCTAACTGAACAAAAAGTGTGGGCTTTATGCCACAGTATTCGTGAGTTTGGTCCGGAGACGCATGTTGTTGATTTTGTTGAAAAAATTCGTGGTCGTAAGCCCGCACATGCCCGTGAACGTGAGCTAATTAGAGCTTATACCCCAGCTTTAAACACCCATTGATTTCGGTTGACCAGAAATACCCAATTTGTTATAATAGTTGTATAGTTAATAAAAAGGAGTTGAAAATGAGCCAATTAAAAGAATACACTTTAGAAATTTTTAAAACAGATCGTCGCACCAAAGAAGGTCGTCGTTTGTATGCCAAGCAAGATTTTGCACCAGTTACTAAAGACTATATTGAAACCGTTGCAGAAGCTAAACGTGGTCTGGGTTTCGAAGTTCAAGTGTTTGAAACCTTTGTTACCAAACAAAATCTAATGGGTGGTAAAGAGTTCACTGAGCGTTACGATACTCCACATTTTTGCTCACCTGCTAGCGAATCTTATTGGAGCATGTAAGTTAACGGGCACTAACCTGCCCGGTTGACCAGAAATGCCCGATTTGTTATAATAGTTGTATAGTTAATAAAAAGGAGTTGAAATGACAAGAAAACATTTTATCGCAATGGCAAAAGAAATTGCCCAAATGGCAGACCGTAAATCGGCTCGTATTGCAGCTGAGGCATTTGCCCAGGTAGCTCGTACAACAAATTCTCGTTTTGATACTCAACGTTTCTTAACCGCTTGTGGAGTTTAATATGATAAGTCAAATTGTTAATCAAGCATTCACAGCCGCCAAACAAGCCGAAGCTGACTATCTTGCTAAACATGGCGAGCCTGGCTACTGTGGATTTGGCTGGGTTGAAGTGTATGTTGATCGCACCAACTCTAAACAAGCCAAAGAATTGTTGGCCAGTGGTTTTAAGAAAGATTACAAACCAAAATGCTTGACTGTTTGGAATCCTGGTGGTAGCCATACTCAAAGCATGGATATCAAAGAAGCTGGTGCTCAGGCCTTTGCTGAAGTATTGCAAAAGGCAGGATTGAAGGCTTATGCTTGTTCAAGGGCTGACTAATGACGATAGATCAAGCCTGCGAAATCATGGAAGGCTATGCTGTCCAACAGGATCTTGATGATCTGGATGCAATAGAACACATGGTAAAGAATTATCGCACATTAGTACCTGAAGTTAAGCAGGCATTGAAAGTGTTTATGGATGAAATTAAGGAACCAGCGTGAAAAAAACTCGCGATACAATTGACGCAGTTGACGCAGATCTAATTTGGTCAGCGGCCTGCACAGCATATCGCTTGAATGGTGGTTACCTTAAGTCTCCAGAGACCATTGGGGATCAAGTTGTTAAACCT